TAGCACCTTCCTTAGTTCCTTCTTATCTCCTACACCGGCTATGTTTGCTTTGAGTAATTCCCTGATGGCATTAGAGAAGTTATCTCTTACCCCGGATCCCAGAAGAGCATCCTTTGTAATTTCAACATTGGCTTTCAGGATGGCCTTGTATAAATCCTGCTTCCGGGAATAGTCATCCAGAATTGTACTCATAAAATCATCAGAGAGATTTGCCAATTCTTTGAAGCCTTCGGTAATGGCCTGAACCTGGGTTTGGTAAAGAGGGTTATTAACCAAGGCATCCCCTATCTTTCTTTTCAGGGCAATAATCTCAATCAGGTTTTTTGCTCTATCTTCAGGATCTAAGGATAACTCAGAGACAAGGTCAATCACCTCATTGGATAACTGCTTAAACACTTCAGGCAAAGCAGATTCCATCTGGGCCTCAAGCTTGGCTTGTAAAGCTTCAATGGCCTTGATTATTTTTTCTTGGTTTTTTTCTGCCATTTTTTTGCAGTTTATATTTCTGTTTCTAAGTTTGCAGAAACAATAACCAAAAATATGGAAAACAAGATTAAGACTTACGAAGTATTACTCCGCATTGAGATTGGTCCAGAGGAGGATGATGTAACCATCGAAGATCTCCTGAACTTTCAGGAAGTCGAAGATTGTTTTGATGTTAAGATTAGGGTAATGGCTCAGGCCAGTCCCTACTTTGATATTAAGTTCCTGGATTCAATTGGTCAACTATAAACTACTCTCCATAAATGAAGAAGGGGCTTTCGCCCCTTTTTTTATTGACTTTCTTCTCTATCCTCAATCTCAATATATGGTTGCACTTCCGGCATTAGCGGCACAATCCCTGAATTAATCTGGGCAAGCTTTTGTGATGCAAGTCTTTCCACATCTGCCCTCTGCTCAAGGATTGGTTTCTGAAACCACAATGGATCTTCCTGAGTTAACTGGGAGACAAAGGCCGGTAGGTTTACCGACAGGATGTAATCCTGCTTACTACACCCATTGGTCTCTGCCAGAAGAGATTTCTCATTGGAATTCTTGAAAGGCAATGGATCAAGCATATTGATAATCTTCAGGTAGATTAACTGATTGCTATTCTCCCCATAAAGCTTCTCCGTGTAATCCAGTTCAATCCCATGCACAATGATTGGATTGTAGTTGTTTATCCTTGCTACGGAAAGCATATCCGAAATCATCCCGGCAGTAAGTACATCAAACTCTGTAGGCACCGTGATATCCGGAAGAGCATTCTGTACCTTGTCATCACTCATCAGGTTTAAGGCAAACAGATTGTTATACCTCTGGTACATGATGTGGTAACAAGTCATCCGGTAAATCTTTGCCAGATGCACACACACAGAATAGCAGAAGGTATTCAGTTCCTTCCGGTCATACTGCTTGGCAATACCGGATTGCTCTGCCGGAATCTGACCAAGGATCTCCAGACCGATTGCTTTGAATCCCTGAAACTCTTTGTAGATAATGTCCTCCTGGAATAATCTTACAGAGTCTACCGGCCTCTCTATGTATCCTGCCGGAGGTACAGGCGGTACAAGGGGTGTAGGATTGATTGCAGATACACGGTCAAGGTTTATCTCCATTAATCCAAACGGAGTACTGGAGGCCCTTCCAGAGCCTTTACAATCGTTGCATCCTACCTTCTCATGTTTACCATTGACTCTCTCTCCGGTTCCGTTACAAGTCTTACATGGAGACATCTTCAATGCCCACTTCTGGGGTAAGGCATGAACGGCAAACATGACATTCAAATCATCTGTACGGAACAAGACTTCATTCCATGCCGGGAGACAAGGCTCCAGAACGGAATCATAAATCAGGTGACCATCCTCTTCCTCACAGATGATGTTGCCAGTCTTGAATACCGGTAGGTAAAGGAACCGGAATGGCATGGAGAAAACAATCAGGGGATTCGGGTCTCTGTATTGTTTTATTTGTCGGAACAAAAGGAGACCTTCTGTAGTGATAGCCAGAAACTGGTCCCACTTTTTCCCCTGATCATCTTTCCATTCTTCGACTTTGACCAAGGCAAACTGCTCATCATCATAAATCAAATCCTCAGACTCAAAAATCTGTGGATATGGTTTGCTAAAATCAAGTTCAGAAACCTGGTCCGGCTTTTCTATCCATTCGGATACATCAGGAAGAACGGCTACAATGGCATTGGCATCCTGTAGGTAGGTCTTTAGGAATACATTGAATACCCATGTTTCAAGCTTGTAGGTCTTCGGCAGATTGTAACGCACATAATACTCCAGAGTATTGGGTTGTGCATTTACCTTCTCCGCTATCCCGGTCTTCTTGTAATCCGATTCAAACCGGATCTTAAAATCATCAGACTGTTGAATCTTTTGCAGGAAGGTATACACCCTGCCTGTACAGATTTTTGTAGGAGATTGCCACCGCTCTTTGCGGTAGTTCTTCATCCACGGCTCCTCCGATGGATGTTGTGTGCGGAGGAGTTTTTCGGGGTAATCATTCTCAAAATGATACTCCAACATTTCTGCCTTTTCTCTGGACTCCTTGATGTACTCAAGTCTGCCCTCCCGGATTTCATCATCCAGAATTTTGCTAACGATTTCCCCGATTAACTCTTCCATCTGATTACTTAATCTTCAACTACAATTGTGAAATTCAAAGTACCGAATACACAACCGGATTCATTTGTAACCACAACATTCAGGTTGTAGGTTCCTGCGGCAACTCCTGTGGTTGTGATGGTCTGACCGTTTGTGGAGATCTCCATTCCCAAAGGGATAGAATCACTACCGGCCTGAAGAGTCCACACCTGAGTACCTTCATCCAATGGGTTCACATAGTTCAGAACTGCACTCCAGTCGGTGGTTACAGTATCTGTGGTGCCAATGGTAAAGGAAGTGGTCGGAGGGATTCCGGAAGGTCCTTCAATGATGAAATACAAACCTTCAAGGAAGGTATCAGTATTGAAGGTGTACGGCAGAGGGTTACACTTAGATACCCATGTAACGCTTACTTCCGCTTGCATATAGGTATTCAGTTCGTTTGTGATAACCGGATCTCCGATAACGGTTACATAACTACCAGATGCATCCCAGATACGATTCGGGGTGAAGTAGTAGAAATCATACTGTTGGGCAGAGGATAGCATATCGCAGTACCACTGGACATTAGTAAGTGTTACTCCTTGCATGTCCATATAGTTTAGGGTATGAGTTTTTGCAAGGGTTTTGGTATTCTGCATACCACGGCCTGAAGTAGTTGCAGTATCCGGCCTTGGCTTTTCACCAGAGGTGTTAAAGGTCAGGTAAGCATCTCCATCAAGGTAGAGTTGCATAAAGACATCCATCCAAGCTTCAGGATCATCTTTAAGAGCAGGGTCAAGGTCCGCAGACTTTCTTATATAAGCCACGGCAATGATTTTATTCTGGAATTCCGAACACTTTGTCCGTTCCACACAAAGTACGGATGTCTGGTGGCATCAGTCATCGCAAGTTGTGTTTCCAGATCAAAGAAATCTGTATGCAAATCTATTGATAAATCTTGTTTGTTTGAAGGTCTCCGATGAACTCCATTAGATTGCCTGTACAAGCTTTCCTCTATCACCGGCTTCTCACCTCCTCCATTCAAACCAATTCGTATTCTTTGCTTCCAGTCATTTATGTATTCATACCCTTCGGCTATGGTATTATTATCTGACCAGAACTCAAGAATTGTACTAAAGCATTCTGCTCTGTCAATATTAATCAGGTTGCTTAGTGAGTACAAGTAATGTGATGTCCCACATTCGCAATAAATTTCATCGCTTGTCCATAATTGGTCATAGCAGTTCTCACCTATTACATCTGATGCACAACTTGACATCGCATAATATTCACTACAAGGCAATCCATTATATGTCCATGCCCATGATAATATATTATCAACATAGGTGCATACCATATTAGGTATATTCTCATTACACCATGTAGCAATGTCAGATGCCGCTATTGATGGTGAGTCTACCGTAAATATATATGGCTCTGAGGTTAAAACAATGAACATTACATATGGTTCAGGTGTCCCATATAAAGCACCGATAGCATTCATATAATCACTTAGTTCTGAACCTGTAAGTGAAAATGTAAATGTGATGTCGCAAGTCTGGGATGGCTCATTATAAAGGCCCATTCGGTAACACCCTTGCTTGCTTGGGATAGTTACAGACCCTTGTAATTGATTAAATACCAAGCAACATTCTGTCTTTGATTCATCATATTGCCCTACCTCAAATGGCCCTGTTTCAGGATCCTCCGGGATAATACCAGTTTGGAATGAAACCAAAAATGGTGATTCCTTACAAATAACTGGATTAATCAGGGTAATGGTTATAGTTACCGAATCATCCTCTCCGGTGGTGGCCGTAACCACAAACTGTCCATTACTCATTTCTGTCAAATAATTGCTTAAATCATTTGCATCAATAAGAAAGTCATTCGGAGTGACTTCGGTAAGATCATATATCAAAGTCCCATCAAAGTAGAGATAGAACCCATTGTAGTAAATCTGTGGTGGGGTTACTATGTTCGCATTTATAGCAAGTCTCAAATCATTGAATTGAGTTGAGTTGTATACATTGGACCATGAGTAGTTGCAAGTACAGTAACTTGGTCTTTCCGCAGTTCCTATTTGTTGGATGAATGTCCCATCCTGCTCAAACAATCCAATCAAAGCAGAGTCAACTCCAGTAAGATTAGCATCTGAAACATTAAAGAGGAACTGGTCACCTGGCTTTGCCGGCATCGGATAAAACTCTGTTGACACATAGCATCCAGAGGTGAACTCTACGAATTCAAAGTCAAATGTATCATCCCCATATACCCACCTTCCGGCCTGATTTGGCTCATAAGGAAGTTGATCTGTCTCTACATAACTGGCAGTAAAATCATATGGGCCTGATGGATAGTTATCGGCAACAAATCTTTGCCAGAGCCAATTGGTATCTTTTCTGCCTACCAAGCTAAATGCCCTTCTGGTTGAATTGACAAAGTCAAACTGAACCCTTTCATAGGTTGTGTATGCAGGATGACTAACATATCCAACCCATCCATCCGGCAGGGTAAAGCTATTGTATGTTGATAGCACCGAAGTGGCATAATCCGTATTCAGGAGAGATGCCTGAATTATCCGCTCCATTATGCTCAGTATATAATTATCATCCCCATTAAGCTTTGGCAATTCAAACAATCTCCGGTTCTGGTATGGGGTAACTGGAACCGGTACCCTGTTGATATTGTTATTTGACAACTGCCAGTTAGATCCTCTGGCAATGCCGGATGTAGCAATGTTGGTAGTTGGGTTGAATGAATAGGTGACCGGAAAGATTGCTCCCCCATTAAGGTTTACCACATTTAAAGCTTCCTCAACCTTTAGTTCTTCTTGGATTAATGTAGGCTCAAATGTGCCTGAGTAACTCCCAGGAGTAAAGGCCGAAACATTTCCATTTATAACCAGTTGGGTACCATTGTTGAAAAACCCATTAATGGTAACTACCTGAGATGGATCATTTAAAGAAAGATCATAATTCCTGATGGCAATGTTGTATTCATAGTTTGGGAAATTAGAAATCTTTTGAATCGTAAAAACGAATGATCCATAATATGGAGACTGGGTGTACTGATTGACAAACTGCCTTACCCCATTGTAAAGTTCATCAATTGTCTTGCCTGGAAAGTAACCCGGTAGCCAAGTGCCAAGGTCTGTATGAATCTCATTTAAAAGGTCAGACATGATTTGATTGTCAGGGAAAAACCCTGCATTCCATGCCTTACTAAATCGGTAGAACGGATGTGCGTTAGCCATTGGTTATGGTTTTATAAAGCATCTCTACCGATGTCTGGAGTACATCATTAATAATTGTCTCATTGGCTACCAAGGCAATGGTAGGGTTCAAAGTTTCATTGTAAACTTGAACAAGCACAACAATGTCTGAACCAATCTCCGCAGAGGCAATTGTATACTCAATGCCCCTGTATAATATCTTATTTCCGGTTTGAGTAATTATATCCATCACATTTGACTTATTATGATTGCTCTTGATGTGTTACTTCCTGTTGCAGAGTTACTCTGAGCAGAAACAACAAAGTATTGGTCAATAGTCCAATTAATAGCCGCATTGGTATCTGTTCCTGCACCAAAGTCCGAACCTACTGTATTGCCTACTGCATTATAATTAGTGGTTGTTGTGGCATTAATGATTGACATTGATCTCATCATCCTGAATGATGTGTTACTCCCAGAGCCTAACTGAAAGCTTCCAAAGTTAGTGCCACCAATTACGGCAGAAGTATTTAAGTAGAACTTAATTGTGGTCTGCCCAGAACTTGCCGGTCTTGTAAATCTGCCATTAAATTGAATGTGACTATCCGCACCATATGTATTTGCCGGTATTAGCAACGATACAAGAAGTTGCTCAGTTAGTCCAGTTACCGTGTTGGAGGTAATGTTGGTCAAGTATGGCCTACCACCATTAGCAACCCAACTTAGAACACCTGAACCGTTAGTCTGAATTACCTGACCATTGCTACCATCTGCATTTGGTAGAGTAAAGCTTAAATCTGATGCAAGTGCGGATGGTGACTTGATTGCCACATAGTTACTACCATTAGCAGTATCTTCTTTAAGTCTTATCTCTCCGGCACTTACCCCATTTGCAAAAGTCTTAATACCAGATAAAATCTGATTTCCTGTAGTAATCAAACCTCTGGCAGTATCAGAGGCATCAGGAATATTGAATGTATGGGTATTACTTGATGAGGCAATCGTAAAGTCAGTTCCAGAGGTTCCTACTGCTAATGTCTGGGTTGCTCCGGCCTGTGTAGGGCCAGTAGTACCTACCATACCGGTGATGCCAGTTCCTGCCATTATCCCGGCTTGTTGTGTAACGGTAAAAATTGTTGATGCAGTTGATGGAGGTGGACTTCCTGCCGCATAGAATTGCATGGTTACATTGGCCGCATTGGTTGTACTCCAAACTATCTCATAGTATTGCCCTGCCGCTACATCAAGTAGATAATTCCAACTTGTAATTAGATGACCTTCATTTCCTGCTCCTGCTCCCTTTCGAGCAGGGATCTGAACAAATCCTGCGCTTCCTGAAACATCAGTTCCATTAAGTCTTAACCAAATTGTGATGTCATGTTGAGCATTATCAGTATTCTGAAATTGGCTACTGAATTGCAAATTGTAAATTCCGGCATTGGTAAAGGTAATCCTTGAATCACTCACAACAGTCACCTGATTACTCAAGTCCATTGTCCTGAACTTCATCGGATAGCCAGTATTATTAACTGCCGCAGTCTGAGTGAACAAGTCTTGATACATGGCATAGTAGCCAGTTGGACTTGCCCCTGCCGGAGTTGCCCATACATTATCTCCTCTCAGGAATGTAGTTGCCGATGGAGTTCCTGTTGCCGATAGCATTGGGATGTCAACTGCACTATTGGCAATTGTTGCGGCAACAGATCCAGTTCCCGATGCAGTTACATCACCAGTCAGGGCAGTAATGCCTCCAGTACCACCTGAATACTGAGGTATGTTAAGTGTTGCTCCGGTTAATGTTGCCGCACCACTTGTTCCTGTTGTAGTTAGGGTAAGTGCATCCTGTTTGCCATTGAATGTTGTCCAATCTGCGCTATCAAGAAAGCCATCTGTTGAGCCATTCGATTGAGGAATGCTAAGGTTTGGAGCATTGCCTGGTGTTGCACTCAATGGAGCAGATGCAGTTACCGCAGTAACTGTTCCTACCGGAAGGCCAGTACCTGGAAAGTAACTAATCAATCTCCAGTTCCCAGATCCCTCTGAAATAAGCATTACTGCATCTCCGGCAGTAGTTGTAATATCATTACCTCCGGGGATAATTAAGCTTGTAGCATTGTGATTGAGAATAACCGATATCTCAAAGTAAAGAACAAACCTTGCTCCTGCCGAACAAGTTCCGAAGGAGTCAATTTGCGTTCCATTAGTCCCTACAATGTGCAGGAAGTTTCCGGTGGCATTACTAAGGCTTGTGGTAGATGCGGCAGTCACAGGACTTCCCTTGGCCTCATAGAAGGCATTCTCAAAGGTTGACTTGTCCTTCTGGGTAACAAAGGAATCTACCCCACTTTCCAACCAGTCTCTCAGATCCTGTGGAGAAATGAGTTGGCTATTATTATTCGGGAAGTTGGCTAAACTAAGTGTATCTAACTGGGTTCTGGTAATGTTTGCCATTATACTCAAATCTCATACCCATCATTAAATCCAGAACTAAAGGCACCACCTTCATCAGAACTTAAATTGGATACTAAAAGTTGAAACTTGGTTGTACCTCCGGCAGAGTCTTCTGGTTGATTCTTGGCATCAAGGATAAATCCTTCCATTACCAAGCTTCCAGATGTGAGCCTCACTTTCCGGTATTGCTCATCCTGAGACAAAGTTAGGAAATCGCAGAGACTTTGCGGATAAGAAAATTCAACCTGAATAGGTTTGAATAGAACATAGTTATGATCCGGATCAAGAGTCTGGAAAGAAATGTCTGTCTCTTCTGAGATAATCTCCTCATCTCTGAACTGGATGCAAGGTTCCTGAGAACTGCTTATGGCCGATGAATATGTTGTCTGATACTCACCAACCTGAAACCTCATAACCCTATTCGGTAATCCGTATGTATGCATACCCAGAACCTTCCACCATCTACCGGCTACCCTTGCAGGAGTATGAAATATATTGTACAGATTCTGGGCAGGAGAGGATGAATAGAAAATTAGATTTGATGGTATGGATACAGTACCAGGCGCAAAGACCGCAGTCCCTGTTTCATCTGGAATCACAAATGTGGTATCCTGAACATCTGGGATTGTAATTTCATTCCTGTTTAGCCAGATGATAAATATTTCATAGTCATTTGGCCGGTCAGATGAGCCTGAGTCATACTTAATGAATGATAGCCTCCGGCTAAATTCTATAGCATATCCTTCGGCAATGATTTTGCTTTTTAGATCAAGCTTTGCAGAGGAACCTTCGGCCATTGCCCGATTGGCGATAAAGTAGTTACGGTCTGTATGGATTGCCCATGCACCAGAGATGGCTATGTTCTTCCATTTATCCTCAAACCCCATGGTAATCTGGTTGACAAGGCTTTCAACCTTTGCCTTCTGCAAAACCTCACCTACATTGTCAAACTCCTGACTGATTTGATTCTGGTAAAAGTACTCCCTTGGCTCTACACGGATTTTCCATTCGGTGCCGGTCCACTCAAAGGCCCAACCAAGGCAAAATATCTTATCCAGATCCTCAAAGATTTTCTTCCATGATGTCTTCATGATGGTTTCATCCTCACCATCATCTGTACACCCGGAGGCCATTTGATCAACAGTTCTTGCGTTCCTGATTTTAAGTCCGGTGGTTAGCAAGTTATTCCAGTAGCAACCATTCCCAGACTGACTAAAGACATCTGAAAGCAATTTGTTATTACTACCGGTAAGGATGTAAATCATCCGGTTTAGCCAAAGTTCAATGGTCAGGCCATTGCAAAAGCTTGCATACTCTCCGGCATTGAGTTCTGTCAGGTTTACACAAGCCTCATCAATAACCAAAGTCAGTCTTCTCCTCAAATCTCCTGCGGCAGAGCCAGGTATAGGCACATTAGCCTTTATGCTTCCACCTTGTCCCCATCTGGCTATTAACAAAACCCTATAATCAACTGGAACAACAACACCAGTAATGGTATTGTTAATATCATAAGTAACTACCGGTTCATCATTAAAGCAGTCACAAGTAGCCAGAGGGGTTGAACCAATCAGGTATAGGGTTTCAAAAGATCCTGTTGAATCAAATACCTGAAGGTAGAATTCCACATCCGCAGTTTCTCCATCAAATACACAACCATCTGGTTGAATCTCACTCCATTTAAAATCTCCTGTGATCCGGATATTGAAATCAAGGTACCTTGTATAGGTTACATTGTTTACAAAAATGACATTTGAATTTGAAAATGTAGATCCTTGGGTATTAAAGGTATTCCCAAAGTTATCCTCAAAGTCAGTATTTCCCCAGAAACAGGGAACCACATTTACCCAGTCCGGATAAAGCCAGTCATAGGGTGAAACCCCAGTTGGAGTAAACTGAAGAATTGAGGTCTGTACTGCCTGACTTCTCCCAACCCCTGCAAGATATAGATCCTGCTTGTGCAACCTGACATTCCGGTAGGCTAAAGCTTCAATAGCATTTCCGTTCAAATCAGTCAAGGTCTCAAGTGAAACCTCTACATCTTGTCTGGCCTTAAACTCCTCCCTGAAGTTATCATCAATAATGCCAACCGTTATCTGCCATGAGTCTGTATCACATACATTGACCTCCTCATATATTGCCATATTCAGGAATCCCTCAAATTCCCAAGGTTGACCATTATAGCCAACATCAGAAACAATCTGGATTGCTATCTGGGCATTAATAAAGTACTGATCATACTGAGACTTTATGTACTTGGCTCCCTGATTGTAGAAAGTAAGTTCTGTGGAGAATGGTTGGTCTATTCCGTGACTTTCCATCCGGATAGCAGTAAACTCAACGGCATCCCAACCAACTGGTTCTTCTACTTCAATTCCATCAAGGTAAAATCTCCATCCTGCCATGGCACAAAAGTAAAGAAAAAAGACTCTGAAAATCAGAGTCCCTTTCGCAATCTAAACCAATTAAACATTATTGAATTAAAGTTGGAAACCTATTGTTGAGGATTTTAGTTGTCCTTCTTGGAGTGCGGATAAACTTCTCAAATCCTTTCTCATTCATGTTGATCTGATGGATAGGCAAAGATTCTAAAATGCCTCCGATTTTGTCAAGTTTATTTTCAATCCCTCCACCTGGATTAATAGGCCGACCATCATTTATGGCATTGGCCCAGAATAGTTCTCTCTGGGTAAGAGCATGATTCGGGATTACCTGAGATCCTTTTGGCAGATCCATCAGGGTTGCAGTATCCGGTGTGTAGTAAACCTTCCCAGATTCAGTTATGATTTTCTCCGTTCCTCTTTCACCAACCATTGCACGGCCACCTTTAAACTTCCGGCCCTTGGTACCTTCGGCAAACTCTGGTACTGGTTGTGCGGCAACTAAGGCAAGTTGTGCCGCCTGAATAGCAATAATGTATGGAAGAGTTACAGGGTTCATTGCATTAGCCGCAATCTGAGCGGCAGACTCAAAGATAATTCTTGCCATTGCCGCCATCTTATCTGCATTAAACTGCTTAATCTTTATTTCCTTTTGCTTCGCCTGAAGGTCTTGCTCCAATTGAGCCTTCTTCTGCTCATTGTCTCCGGCCAGTCGGATATCCTGTTCATACTTTTTCTCCAATAAGGTTAACTCATTAGCATACTGTTGTTGCACAATTGAGTTTATGCCATCAGTAATGGTTTGGGTAAGTTGAAGGGTCAGGTTAAGTTTCTCAAGCTTTATCTCATATCTCCTTTGCTCTGCGGCCTTATCAACCTCTGTAAGTTGTTCATTAAGCAGAACATTCTGAGCAATAAGTTTATCGTTCAAATCTTTCTTTTCAGAAAGTGACTTGGTTGCATACTCACCAAGGTTCTGAGAAAGAAGATTCATCTCTTCTGTATTTTTACTTATCTCATTGTTTATAAGTGCCTTGTTGGTTTGATCCTGAATATCCAGTCTTTGTTGTTCGGACTTTGCCAAGTTAGCATTCCTTAACCCTGCGGCCTGAATATAAATAGCGGCAACTTCATTGGCATTTCTGCTTGAATCAATCTGCTCTTGCTCTCTAAACTTTTTATCTATAGATTGTATTTCTGATTGTCTTGCGTTTTGAAGTTTTTTCTCCTCTGCATTAAAGTTGTCTTGTAATTGCTTTTGCTTTAGCTTGTCTGCCTTGGCAATCTCATATGCTTCTTTAAACTTATCTTCCAAGGCTTTTAACTGGTCATCATAGAAATCTTCAGTCTGAGCCAGTTCTTTCTCCTGCTCTGTTTGTAATGCTTGTTGCCTTTTTCTTGCCGCATCCTGTATGGCCTCCTCTGCCTTGGCTATGTAATCCTTTTCAATCTTATCGGCTTTCTCATTTGCCTCCTTTACAAGTTGAACCTGAGTCGCTCTGTCAAGCTTTACCTCTGCCGCCCTCTTAACCTTGTTATTCTTGGCAAGTTCTATACCCATCTTGGAGTACTTCAGGTCAACCTGGTACATCTGATTGTTCCAATACTCATTATTCTTAGCTATTTCAATATCTCTGAGGATATCATCTTCCATGGTTGCCTTTAGGATATCCTCCTTGGCTTTCTTCTGGGCCTCCAGTCTTGCCAGTTCTTTCCGGTATGCATCTTCTAAAGCTTTCAATCTTTTTTTAGCCGCATCCTCATCTGCTTCTGGGGCAGTAGGTGTAGTAGATTTCTCCATTAACAGTTTCTTAAATGCTTCAAATGCACCAAGTCTCCCTGCATAAATATCTTTTGCAACCTTTAATGCCTGTTCCGCATTTTCTTTATCCTCATTAAGAATTTTTTTATACCATGGCCTTGCTAATATCTCCTGTAATTTCTTTTCATATTCTTTTACTGATTTCTCTTCTTTTTCTAAGGCTTTCTCACTTATCTCCAATCTTTCCTCTAAAAATTCTTTTGTTTGTTCTTTATTAGCTTCATATGTTAATTCAAACTCTGTTCCTTGAATTTCTCTTAATCTCTTTGCATCACCTCCAACTAAATCTGCAATCTCATCAAATAAAACTGTAAACCCAGTAACAACTCTTCCAATAAATGAGTCAGTACTTTGGCCCATTTGGTACAACATCTCATCCCATGCATTACCTAATCTGCTAAATGATTTTCCCAAAGTATCTACATATGCGGCAGATCCTGCAAGTTCTCCTATGGCTTTAGTAAATTCAGGGACAAATTCGGTTGAAACCAATTTGCCCTCTTCTACCATCTTAATCAGTTCAGATGTGGTTACCTTAACTTCTCCTTGGAGTCTTCCTGCCGCAATCTGTGCCGCTTCCATAGCAATTGGCATACGCTCCCCAATCTGATGGTAAAGTTCCTGTGCAGATACCTTTGCCTTTGACATCATCTGGCCGAAACCAAAAAATACTAAACCGGCACTTTGGGCATCCAGTTGAAGTGCGGACATACCTTTTGAAAGGTCTTCAAACATTCTTTGTTGTTCAGAGAATGTAATCCCTGCCCTTGATGCCGCAGCGGACATACTTTTAAAACCTTCTGCGGCCGCTTCCAATGGCAAACCAAGTTCTTCTGCAATCCTTTTTAAAAACTCAAAATTGGCTATCCCGGCAGAAAGGCTTCCTGAAGTATACTCAATAGCTTTAGTCAGGCCCTGCATCTTTATGGTAGTATCAATAACTGACTTTCCAAAGTTTGCAAGAGCCTGAACTGAAAAATAGGTAAGTAGATAGGCCCCTACTTGCTTAATAGATGATTGTAATAGGTTTATTTCTTTTCCGGCATTTCTGGCTCCCTGACTTATATTCTGACCGGCCTGTTGCCCGGCTTGTCCGGTTTGTTGAAATTGGGCCTGTAACCTTTTAAGATCATTAAGTAACTGCCTATCCTCCGCACTTAGCCGGTCAAACAACTGGGTTGCGTTTGACAGATCCGTGGTGTCAAGGGTATACTTGATCTTTATCTCATTATTACTTATGGTAGCCATTGGAAATCAGTTTTGGCAAAGGTAAATAAAAAAAACCCCTGCAATTGCAAGGGTTCTTTCCGTAACTATTGAATAAACACTTTACTTTCTCATGGAGGCTTTTGCCTTACTGGCTTCTCTTCTTTTATCTGCTAACCATCTGTTGTAGATGATGTAGTATTCGTAAACAGGTCTTTCGACCAAGAATTTATATCGTTGAGGGTCTCCATCTGCGACTGAATATCCTTCATCAAATCGTTGTCTGTATTGTTGATGGATAAAATTGTAATAATATGTTTCAGGTCGTTTATCCTTGACATTGTTTCGGCTTGTAAATAAGTCGGAAAATTCTTGACTAATTCTTGACCAGAGGGCATTAAGAGTATTTCCGGCAGTTTCAAAAAAAAACCTTGGACATCATTATGCTCCATCCAATGCTTCATCTTATCGGCATTGTATGGATACTGATAATCCAATGGGTTCTCCTGCTCATCAAAGTATAATACCGTGGCAAGCTTCATGGTTCTGGTAAGACTGAAACTCATATCAATCTGCTCCTTCAACCGGTGAGCCAGAACCCCTATCTCAAATATCTTCTTATCACCCTTCTTCTTGTCATCGGTGATTACACTAATCAAACCCTTGACCCAGGCTTGCAACTGGTCAGGGTTTATCTGCCACAATTCCTCAGTCAGGATATCTCTGGCCGCAATGGCTCTCTGGAATGGGATGTTAACCTCAGAGCAGAACTTAAAATAATTCTTGCCTCCAGATGTGAAAACATATTCAATCTGGTCCCACCTTTCCTTCGGTGCAACACCCTGGTAAACCGGCTTTCCGTTTTTTACTTTTGGAGTTTCAGTAACACCTTTATTGTCAGGTAGTTTACTCCTAAACCAATTACGCATAGATAGAATGGGATGTCAAAAATAAACATGGCCGTAAACAGATACTGCCATGCACCGGAGCAAATAACGCACTCACCTATCGGTTTTGCAAGGTTTACCGGTAATCTCTGGATTAATGACAAGTATTGTCTGCCCAGAGGGTGATCCTCCAACAGATGGTCCAGAAACAAGGACAACATAGCGGACATCACCGCTATCAGTATCAGGGATAATAATACAACAACCCCTTCTACCTTTTCCACATGAAAGATCATATTTATGCATAAATGTCTAATCCACAAATTTCTTGTCCTGTACCGTACTCCATATTCCACTCAATGCCCTGAACCTCCTCTCCATCTACAGAAAACCAAACAATAGTATAATCTGAAGGATCAATAAACTGAAGTGTATATGGTCCACCATAGGCATTAAGGAAAGCTTCAGGCATCTCCTCAAGTACATCAATCTGTACAATCCCATCCTCTACATTGTAAACTCCGGTGAAGTTATACCCATTAGGCTTCTTGATCTTAATCATTACCGTTTCACCGGTGTACTCATTTGGAACCTGGATATTAAACAAGGCACAACAACCTATAATCGGTTCGCATACCACCCAGTTACTCTTGCAACAACTTGCCATTGAATTTTTGTATGTTGTATTCGCTTGCAATTTCATAAAAATTCCCGAACGAAAAATACCTCCATGCATCCAGAGCATGAGACTTGTCAGGATTCTTCTGTTTCCATGTATCCAGACTGATCCTCCGGTCTACCTTCGCCTCCTTAAAATCCGCTATCAAAGCAGAATTTTCAGTAGACCCAATCTGAATCTTACACTTCCGGAATACCAATGTATCCACAATCCTTGTATTCAAGTGACTGGGGGAGGCCCTCATAATCTGTAGGTTCATGGCCGGTAGGCTCATAAAGTTTGCAATCAGTTGATATGCAGACATATTAGCAGTAGTAAAGGCAGACCTTGCCTGTCCTGCCGGATCTCCATTGACAACATACCGCATACCGGGGAACTCAGACCTAATCTGGTTACACAAGTCTCCAAGGTCTCCCATCCGATAGGTCTTAATCACATTGATTGTACCATACCACTTGTGACCATTGGCATTCTTGGAATACTGAATCACCACACAAGTATTTGTAATGTTAAAGTCAAAGCTTAGATACAATGGGTAATCCGGATGAGCCTTCAGGAATCCATCTACCACATGAATCTGGGGGTCAAAATACTGGGCATACAAAGTCTCTCTGTCCCAGACTCCCCAGTTTCCATTGGCATATACATCCCAGTAGGTATAATCCACATCCTTCAGGGCTTCCATCCTGATGGGATATTCCTTGTCCAGAAACCTCAAGGAATCCTTGTAGGTGGAATGCATAATCAGGATCTTATCCTTCTCTATGGCCGGTGGCCTATCAAAGAATCTTTCCTTAATCCAATGGCTATCACTCACCGGGTTAAAGGTCAAAAAGAACCTCTTCTGGTGCTTACTCACACCCCTGAGTCGCAGGGTTACCTGAATGAAGTCTTCCTTACTCAACTCCGTGGCCTCCTCCACCCAGATATACTTTGCTTGGGCCAGAGACTTGAGTTTCTCAGGGTTATCCACACCCATGAAGATTATCTTGTTACTCCGGCTCCGAAACTCAAATATCCCATCAAATGCCTGAATTAAATCTCCCAGACCCCACTCATAGATTTTATTCTTAAAATCCATGTAAACCGAAGTCCGGATGGTGGCCGCTACCTTCCTCAGGACTACAAAGGTCTCATTCTCATTCTCCCCATGGTTAAGTATTTCACTCAGGAAGAACTGGATCATGGTCTGGGACTTACCAGACCCGGCACCACCATAGAGAATATTGTAAATCTTCGGCCTTGTAAGAGCCGGTAGATACTTTTGATTCCAGAGATCCTGACTACTAAGGTCTAATACCGGCATTCTTTAGTTTTTCTATCTGCCTGTCCAGATACCATTTCGCCTTCTGGAGGTCTTCAAGTTCCTTTGAACTTTCCTTCTTACCGGCTCTGGAAACATATTTAACCACATTGCCAAGGTTAAAACCCAAGTCCCATGCCTCAATAACCTTAATGGCTTCATATAAATTGTCTTTTCCACCATAATGCTCTGGGTGATCTACCTGGTTCCTCTGGGCAATCCTTTCCTGATAATTCACACAAGGCAAATCATCAAAGAAGTCATCAAGAATTGTCCCCATTGTACTCCCTCTTTAAACTCTCCTTCTCACCCTCCTCCTCAATCTGAAGATTGACATTCCCATGACCAATCTCAATGATATCCTGTGCAGGAGGCAAAGGCATAATAACCTGGGTAAAGGTTGCCATCACATCTGTTTCCTGCTTTGGCTTACCATAGGCCCTGTCCAGAAGGATCTCTGCGGCCTTTGTGTCTCCCTTCAATGCCTTACTCCGGAGAACAGTTAACATGGCCTCCAGAGCATTCGTATCATTCTGGATCTGACCAAGTACGGTCATCAAAGCATCCTTCAAATCAGGCATATTCTTTGGCCTCCCTTTAGGATTACCTGACTGACCCTTCTTCCATTGATGCTTTTGCAGATTTTGTGGGTTACCTCTTGGCATATTTTTTTATGGTTTATCTTCTACACTTAATTTTTTTACAAAAAAAGGCTTTTTTAAGCAATTATTTGCCCATTCAAACTAACCTCTTCCTTTGGAAACTTTTTTACCCATTCCTCCACAATCCTTTTTGCCAGTTTACCAGTCTGGGCAATCCCACAATACCGGATATTAATCTCATTGGCAGAAATCAACTTACTGGATTCCATAGCGGAATAATCCAACATACTCTTCAAATAAGGCATTTCTGTAGTAGTATAATCCGGCTCCATGCCATCCATAAGCTTTTGTACGGTTTCCTCAGTATTTGCACCTACTATAATCCTATGAATACCACCTAACTCAATCACATCACCCTTCCGGAACTCCTCATTGATCTCCCTTTCCTCATCCACAAAAGGAATTTCCTTCTCCTCCTCAAACTCAGGTGCCGGTTTATCCAATCCCCACTCATCCAATGGAAGATCATCCCAGTTGTTTGCCACATCATCCCAGTCCCACTCCCCAAACCCAACATTATCCTTTATGACAAACTCCTTCTGCCTATCCTCATTCCAATCCACTATCAAAACCGGAGCCTCCTTCCATCCTGCCTCCTTCATGGCCCTGAGTCTCATATTCCCACCCAGAATAACCATGTCCTGATTCACTACCAATGGCCTTACATCTGCCATCTGGGGGAAATCAGTTAAACTTTTGACCAACTTTTTAAACTTATCATCCTTTATAAACCTTGGATTATCAGGATGCAACTTCAGTTTGCTAATCTTAATCTTCTGCATATCTGCAAATCTATAGCCATTTGCTTAAAACAAAAAAATACCGACTAAGAGCCGGTATCTTTCTACGCAAAAATGAATGCAATAATCTTATAGGGCAAAAGTAGAACTAACTACTTGATTCTGCTAAATTTTTTTGCACGGCTCTTTACACTCTTCTTTCCCACACATCCCCAAGCTTGCCGGGATAGATCATTAGGACAAGGACCCTTCTTACACTTCTTGATCCCAGAAGACCTTGCACAGTAGTTATCCCCCTTCTTTGTTCCAGGAGCAATGCTATACCCCTTGGCACCGAACTTAACCGTTCTGCCACCAGACTTTACCGAATATTTCTTTGCTACTGCCATTATCCCTGTCCTCTATACTTCTTCTTTTCCTTCCGTTCCTTGGGGCCATTTGATTTCTTATGCTTCCCCTCCCTTCTCTTGCCAAAAGTAATCTTGGCAGAACTGGATTTACCCTTGTCCTTTTTCACGATGAAATACCATTATAGT